AATTGGATTATTCGTTCCAGTATTGAACTTTATAGTATTCTATTGGTTAGTGAGAGATGCAAAAGACACTACAGATGCTTTGTCATATTCTAATCCATACGGAACAAGATAATGACAGATTATGAAAAAACAGTAAAAGTTTTAGAAGGCCCTTGGTCAGATAAAGCATTTCCAAACGGTGAAGAAACGATAGAAGGTATTATCCATAGAAAGATTACTACACTATATGAAAAAGACGGTTATCTTTGTGAAGAAACAGTCACAAGAGAATATAGAGGTAATGACTATATGGATACTTCAACAAACAAGAGAGTAATGAAATTAAATGACTGAAATTAACAAGTCTTTACTTAACAACAATAACTTTAGATTACTTATAGATAAAGTTCCTACTGTTGAGTACTATGTCCAATCTGTAAATATACCTAGTATGGTATTTTTAGAAACTGTTATGCCTTCGAGAGTTGGTATAGACGCATTCTTCCCTGGCGATAAAGTCACATTCGGTAATCTAAGTGTCACATTCCTAGTTGATGAAGACTTAGAAAACTACAAAGAAATGTATGACTGGATGAATGCAATCGTTCCTATATCAGATAGTAAGGACTACAAAGATTATGTTAATACTAATACACTTTCAACTGGTGAATTAGCAAGTATAAATTCCGATTTAATTCAGTATTCACAAATTACATTAGTGACTAACACTAATAAAAACATACCAAATAAATTCTTTAAATTCTATGACTGTTTCCCTACAGGGTTGGGTGAAATAGAATTGAAGTCGGGTTCAGATGCAGAAGCTGTGACCTGTACTGCAGAATTTAGATTTACTTATTTTGATATAAATACCACTAGTTAAATATCACTTTTAGTGGTATAATAGTATATTATGACCTTAGATGAAATCAAACAATTGTGGGAAAAAGACTGTATCATAGATGATATAGAATTAGATAAATCTTCTTTAGAAGTTCCTAAACTACATGCAAAATATCAAGACTTACTATCTAGTAAGATTCTATTAATGAAACAACATGAATTTAAGTATAACATTTTACTTAAAGATAAATGGTTGTGGTTTAATGGAAAAATGGACGAAGATAGAATTAATGAACTTGGTTGGAAACATGACCCATTTGACGGGTTAAAAGTTATGAAGAATGATATGCAATTATTCTTTAACTCAGATGAAGATTTACAAAAAGCAAAAGCAAAAATAGAATATTTAAAAGTCACTATAGACTTTCTTAAAGAGTGTATGCAGAATATCACTTGGAGACACCAAACGATTAAAAATACAATCGATTGGAGAAAGTTCATGGCAGGAAGTTAGAATGATATTAGAAAATTATGTCTGCGAATTGCCAAATTTCTTTACTGAATCTGAAGTTCAAAAATTTCACACATACGCTAATACATTACCTGTTGACAGTGGAAGAGTTGGACAGAATACAAATGATGATGATGTAGATGATAATATAGATTCAAACATAAATGATTCTATTAGAAGGTCTACTGTAAAGTGGTTTCATAATGACCAGTTTTCACTTATGCATAAAATACACGAAGGTTTAAATCAAGCCAAAGATGTTTGTGGTTGGAAACATGATTACAATTATATAGAAAATCTTCAGTATACAATTTATCAAGAACAACAAAATAAGAAAGGTGACTTCTACACATGGCACACTGATGCAGGGCCTGAACTTTATGATAATGGAATGCACCGTAAGTTAAGTTTTACGATTCAATTGACAGACCCTGATGAATATGAAGGTGGACATTTTCAGTGGTTAGAACCACAAAATGAATTCAACAATCTTACATCAGATTTAAAGGTGGACTTACATAATTCTGTTAGAACAGTTCCATTTTCTTCAAAAGAGAAGGGGAGTATGATTGTATTTCCCTCATTCCTATATCATCAAGTGACCCCAGTGTTAAGAGGAACTCGTATATCCTTAGTTGGTTGGTGTGTAGGAAATCAATATGTCTGATATAGTAAAAGTTTCTAAGATAGACGAGGTTTTTATGAAGGTTCATTGTGATGATGGCCTTGCAAGAGACTTGTTTGAGTTCTTTTCATTTACAGTTCCTAATGCAAAGTTTATGCCTTCATACAAAAATCGTATGTGGGACGGTAAGGTTCGTCTATTCTCAATTAAAACTCATAAGATTTATATCGGACTACTTCCATATGTAGATGAATTTTGTAGGGAAAGGGGTTATGGATTTGAAGGGGTTTCTGAAGTTCTTGGAAACAAACAAAGAGAAAAAGTTAGTCAATCATGGTTGACAGATTTAAAACTTCCTTTTGAACCTAGAGATTATCAGATAGAAGCATTCAATACTGCAATTCAATATGGAAGACAACTATTACTTTCACCAACTGCAAGTGGTAAGTCATTAATTATATACTTACTCGCAAGACATTATGATAGTAAAACAGTAGTCATAGTTCCCACAACATCACTAGTAGAACAAATGACAAAAGATTTTATTGATTATGGTTATAAGGAACCAGTTTGTAAAATATATCACGGTCAAGAAGTTTTTGATGCACCCATTACAGTCACAACATGGCAGAGTTTTGCAAAAGCACCTAAAGAAGTGCTACAGTCTTTTGATGTTGTAATAGGAGACGAAGCACATTTATTTAAAGCACAAACTTTAAAAACTATTTTGGAAAAAATGAAAACTACTGCAATTCGTATTGGAACTACTGGAACATTAGACGGTTCAGAAGTTCATAGATTGCAACTGGAAGGTTTATTCGGGCCTGTCAAAAAAGTTATATCTTCAAAACAACTTATGGAAGACGGAACAATTGCAAATTTATCAATAGATTGTATCATACTTCGTCATACTAAACAGAAAAAAATGTCTTATCAAGACGAAATGGACTACCTAGTATCAAATGAACAAAGAAACCTTTTTATAACGAATCTAGTGGGGTCTCTTAGAGGAAATACATTAGTACTATTTCAATACATAGAAAAACATGGTCAACCACTATGGGAGTTATTCAATCCTATGGTCAGTAGAATGAATGGGACTTTACATTATGTGCATGGTGCAACTGATACTGAAGACAGAGAATCAGTCAGAGAGATTGTTGAGAACTCTAAAAAGAAAAACAATGTTATACTTGCATCATATGGAACATTTTCAACTGGAGTAAACATTAAGAAAATAGATAATGTAGTCTTTGCAAGTCCTTCCAAATCAAGAATCAGAAATCTACAATCTATTGGTAGAGGTCTAAGAAAAACTGAAGGTAAAACTTCTATGAAGTTGTTTGATATATCAGATGACTTACAATGTAATAATCATACATTGAATCACCTTAAAGAAAGAATAAATATCTATAACGAAGAAGGTTTTTCTTACAACATAAAACAATTTGATTTAAAATGATTCAATGGCCAAATAATCAAGGATATGACATTCTTGATAACTTCCTTTCAGAAGAAGAATATCAACATTACTATAATGTCTGTAATAGAATATACGACAAAGTATTATCAGACCCAAATGAAAAGGAATATTGTTGGAATAATAGAGATGACCTAAATCTAAACAAAATAGAAGGTGCTTGTAGGTTTGAACCTGAATTTTTAAAACTTGCATCTAATCCAATCTTAGTGAAGAGAGCAAAAGAACTACTAAATACTAGTGAGAGTATTGATGTTTATATTAGTAAATTTTTTCCAATGAAAGCAGGAACTGGACATTCTACATATATGCATCAAGACAATTACTATTTCCAAGGAGACAGTAATGAGATTCTAAGTTGTGCAGTTTATATGGAAGACACCTCGAAAGATAATGGTTGTCTTAGACTTGCAGAAAAGAGTCACTTACATGGACTTGCACCACATAGTGTTCCCAGTGAAATAAAAGGAATATATTGGATAGACTCAAACTATGTTAATAAGTTTAATGTTGTTGATATGGAAAGAAAGGCACCGTATGCTACATTCTTTGACATCAACTTAATACATGGGTGTTATAACAACAAGTCTGATAGAACTCGTTTTAGTCTTGCATGGGAGTATATAAAAACTAGTAATACTGATGTAGTAAACTCAGATTTACCATACTGCGATAGGACAACAATAGGATAATGACCTCACCAAAAGATTTAGTACCAAACAAATATGAAGTCCTTAAACTTAAAACAGGAACTGAAATTTGTGGTATGACTAGAGATACTCCTAAAGGAACTGAAGTGATTCTTCCTATGGTATGTCAATTGAATGCAATAACAAAAAAAGAAACACTCGCAACTTTTTATCCATATGCACCATTATCAAAAGACCCTGCAATAACTATACAGTCTGAACAAATACTACACCGTAGTAATATGAATGAACAATTTATACCCTTTTATGATGAAGCTTCTTCCCAATGGCAAACAATGGTTGAAGAAGGAAGAATACCATTAACCACTAAGTCTAATATAAGAGGGTTAGTCGAACAGACCCTTGAAGACATGATGTTAAATTCTGCAGAAGACTATTCAGATGTGACTCAAGATGATATTGACCTTTACGATATTGCTAAAGGCAAAAAAGTAATTCATTAGGTTTTTAATTTTACTAAATAACTGCGTATAAGTCAGAGTTATATCTGCTTATAATCAATACTTATAAATTATTTTCAGGAAAACTTAACTACAGTGCAAAAAACTCGAACAAATATTGATAGAACTAAAGACATTATAGAATTTTTCATATTAATGTCTATACCTTTTACTATACCTTTTTTTATAGTGTATCTAACTATTTTAGCATTATGAATAAAAAATTAATAGAAACAATCGAAGTGGGTTCACTTGCATTTATTTTTTGTATATCAGTATTTTCACTTACAGGAATCACATTATGAAAGAATTGGGAATGTCACTATTGGGGTGTTTAGTAATTGCAACCTTCTTTGTTGCAAAAGTATACCCTAACTTAGAATACAGTGGATACAGTAGTAATACTTCTTGCACTGGTCAGTGTTATGTTGACTATGTTGCATTGAATGGAACTGCATCAGAAATAGAAC